CCTGTGGCATATTGAACCAACATCTCGGTAGGAGTCTACGGACTGCCTGAATACCATCATCTACAGAAAGTCTTGGCAGAACCCGAACATCTAGTCCAGCTTCTCTCAACACTTCCAATCTGCTCTTTCCTGTGCCTAGTTCTCTTACTTCTACATCGTGTGGTAGGAGTTGTTCTGCTTTCTCCCACTTGTTATCTTTTAGCCAGTTAACATACCAATCGAGTCCTTGACCATGATTCTCTACATAGTCTAGTAGTCTTACTTCTTGTCCTGTTGCTTGTGCCACCCACAACGCTGTGCTATCACCCATACCCAAATCCCAAGCCACATAAGTTCTACAGAGATCATCTCTCGTAATGTCGCAAAGTCTACCTTTTTCTTCGAGGTCGTTGATGAGTTTGCCATAGTAACTTCCCTCTACTGCTGCGTTAAAACTACACTCGAACTCTTGGTTGTACTTATCGTCTCCCATTTCTTTTCTAGCAGACCATAATTCTTGTTCATCTAGTAGCTTTGTTTCGCTTGCCTTGAACTGTAATGCACTCCATCCTTCTTCTTTCCCTGCTCTGTCGAACAAGTCCTTGAAGTGGTTGTTGCCCTTAGGTGTGCCAATAAACAGACAAAACCCTTTTCTGTCTGCCAAACTGGGTCTCAGGATCTCGTTCCATATTTTTGGGTTCTGATCGCCTATCTCATCTAAAACTGATCCGTCAAAATATTGACCTCTGAGTGAGTCTGGGTTGTCTGATCCGTATAACTGTATTCGTCTACCAAAGAAGTCTACTCTTAACTCCGCTATATTAGCTGTAGCATCCAATGGTCTTACAAAGTTTGTAAGGTAATCCCAAGCTACTCTCTTAGCCTGACTATATGTCGGTGCTATATACGCATACCTAGGATTAGGCTTGTCGTTTTCCATCGCTGCTTTAATTAGCGCGTTCAGAGCTTGTACTGTTTTACCCATCCTACGATGTGCCACTACCACTACAAAGCGATTTTTATCCATCGCCTCATGTATCTGTAACTGTGGTTCTCTTGGCTTGTAAGGGATGACTACTCTTTTTACTTCGTCATCTGCGTACTCTACTTCTCCCAAGCGACCACCATCTTAAAGATTCCACCTTCTGCATTGCTTAGTTCGGTAGTGTTGACAGGCTTACCATCTATCCTGTCCATAACTTCCTTGATTGCCCAAGGTTCTCCAGCTTCTGCTGACTTGACTAACTTCTCGGTAATGTTCCTAAGTTTCTTACGATCCTCTTGCACAAGGGCTACTCTTAGTGCATCGTAAAAGAGTTTTCCCTTCTTACCATTCTGGTTGCCTGTAGGTGCGCCACCTTTATTAGTTGGCTCAACTTGTAGATTATTGTTTTCTGTAGAGTTTTCCATTCCATTCCCTATGGGTTGATGGTTGATGATGTTGCTATTCTACAACAGATTAGTCTAGTAGTCCTTCAAACTTATCCATCAGTCTGTAATCTCCAGATGTAGAAGGATAGATTGCTTCTCTGACATCAAAGACTTCTGACAAAACTGGATCACCTGTTCTTTTCTTAGAATACCCAAGAACAGCATCGTAACCTGCATCTCTTGCTTTTTGTGCTACAGCAGCTTCTTGTAAAGCATATTTTAATTGGTTGCCTTGTTTGCTATTGCCAATGATGTAATCAGCATAACCAGACAAATCTGGTGCATATTTTTCTAAGAAATTTTCTACATCAACTATTGTTGATTGTTTGTTGCTTATTCTTTTGCCTACATAAGACTTAGCTTCATCAATAATACTAAGAGTTGAGTCTAAATCCATTTTAGCCATATCGTACTCAGATACACCAGGCAAAACTTCTTCTTTGCTTGCTTTTTCAAGTGTTTGTTTTTGAGTATTTAACTTTGTTTGCATACTCTCAATAAATGTCTCAGGGTTTCCACCCATTCTTAAAATTCGATTAGCTACAGGACTGTCTGTTGCAACTCCATCTACAATAACTTTTACATTTCCTGAACGATAACCAGAAATAATGTTATTTACATCGCTTTGCATTGTTTTTAATCCCTCTTTACCCATAATTTGTTCGTACGCTGCTTCTGGTGCTTTACCACCTGTTGCACCTTTTACAAACAATGGGTTTTTGTAGAGAGTTTCACCACTTATTTTTTCTGTGCCACCATAAGCATTACCACCACCATAATACTTCATGCTTGTAGAACCCTCTGGCAAATAGAAAATTCCACCTCTAACGGATTCTGTTTCTGCCTGTTGTGGCTTTTGTTTCCTCATTACATTCATTACAAGACCTTCATCAGTAATGCTTGCTCCAGGTGTATTTTCTACAGCCTTTCTAAATACATCATCCGTAGGCAAAGATACAGGCATCTTTATGTCTCTTGCTGTAGAGACAGGAACTATGTTTTGTAAAAGCCCTTGTTGAGCCATATAGTTTTCTAATGCCATGCCTGCTTTTGGTGCTACTGCTTTTGCTCCTGCAACTGCTGCTGGTGCTGCAAATGGTGTTGCCATTCCAAGATAAGCCAAAGGCTCACCCTGTTGGTATCCTTGTAGATACGCTGCTTGTTTAGGATCTAGCACAGACATATTTTGTCTTGCTGGAAGTCCATAAGCTGCCTCTGCCATTCCCTGTTGCTGTGGCAATGTAGGTGCGCCCAATAGACCGCTAAACAATGTAGGGTTTACTAATGCCCTTCCTGCCCTTGTTGGGATGTCTAACAAGCCTTGTAACCTGGCTTGTGCCAGATCGAGTAGGCTTGCCATATTTATCCTTTATTTGTTACCACTTAACTTTGTCTGCCCAGAACGCTGCACTCATTTTGCCCTTGGCTATGTTCTTAGCGTGTCTTGCCTTAAATGATTTTCTTCTTGCCTTGTCAGCTTGAGACTCACCTTCTCTTGGTGGGCTACCTGTCATTCCTTGCTGACCAAAACGGATGGTCTTTACCTTATCTCCCTCTTTTGCCACGACTACATGGCTTTTAGTAGGGTGGCTAGGTGTCTTTTTGGGTTTGTTATACCCTGCTACACCAATTCTTTCCAATACTCCAGCAGCCTCTCGGACTTTCATTAGAACCTCTGTCTATAAAAAACGCTTGGCATAAGGCTATTACCAAATGCTTTTCTAACTTCTGCACCAAACTCTCTGTTTTTGGCTAAATCTCTAATTGTGGCATCTATGCCTGTAATATCGTATCTAGCTGATCTGCCTTCGTATGGTGTACCCATAGCATATGTAATATCTTGTCCACCGCCTGATACACCTAATGCCATTCTTACTTTTTCATCTAAAGGTAATTCTGCACCTAATCTACCACCCATGCCAACACCTTTTAATGATCCTTCATTAAATGTATTTAGTCCACCTTGTAGACTAATTGGTGATTGTAGATAGCCTTGTGTTTCAGCAAACTGTTGTGGCATTGGTGCGCCCATATAGGGCATCATTGCAAAATCAAAGTCTGATGGATTTCTTTCAGGTCTGCTCATCATTGGTCTGTCTGATGCAAAGTTCATAGGCTCATAATTCATTGACCTAAGTTTTTGATTTGCTATTTGGCTTGCTGTAAGTTCTTGTTGTGGTTGATCTCCATAGCCAAGCAATCCCTGTAACCCAATACTAAAGAGTAAATCGTTTAAGTCCATTTATTTCTTGTATCGAGCAGACTTACCGGCTTCAGCCATAGCAATTGCCATAGCTTGCTTGGGGTTCTTAACGACCTTACCGCCCTTGCCAGAATGTAGCTTTCCTTCTTTGTACTCGCCCATTACTTTACCGATTTTCTTCTGTGCCTTGTTCATAGAGATCCTCTAGGTTGTATTTGCACCACAATAAGGGTGCTTCTTCTCCGTCTGCCATGCCTCTTGCCATATGTTGTTTTATAGAAACAACTGTAGCGCCTAATGTACTGAGTCCATCTACCATATCAGGGTAAACCCTATGCTTAAATCGTTCTGCGTTTGCCTTGCTTGCCTCGGACTCTCCGTTGGCATCGTAGCCGTTAGAATCGTGGTCTAGGGCGATAAAAGTACCATCCTTGTACCCTAGGGGTATCCCGACTGATTCGAGCCTCTTAGCAAGGTCTGTGTCCTCGTAACCCCATCCCCAATAAGTATTGGAGTATCCGTTACAGGCTTCAAAATGCCACTTACGCATGACTGCAACTGCTGCTAGTCCGTAGCGTTGGGCGCATACTGCTCTGTCTGTGCCATGTCCTACTGGTCGTTTATCCATGCCATACCAGACTATTCTGCTTGGTAGGTTAGGTTCTGTGTAGTCTGCCCACATTGGCATATAGTCTACATCGTTAAAACACACATAATCGATCATGCCTGCACAAGCTGCGTAAGCATGATTGAGTATTGCGCCTTTGTTAAAAGGTAGATCATCGTCTTGTTCGGCTAGAACAAACAAGGGTTCTATGTCGGTATTTCTACGAAAAAATGAGACTGTATGAGGTAGCATCTTTTTTAGATGCTCCTCTCTGTCTCGGTAGGGGATTATTATCCCTAATCTCAAGATTTCTTTTTGTAAGGTTTAGCGGTCTTAGCAGCTTGTTTAAAGTCTGCTGCGGAAGGTGCTGCTTTGCTACCAGGCTTATTCATCTTCTCGCCTGATCCTTCTTTAATCCGTTTTCTCTTTGCTGCGATATTACTGTAGAGACCCTGTTTCATTCTTCCTCCTCGTATTCTTCTTCCTCACCGACAGCTTCCCAAGCCTGACAGCCATTCTCATCGGCACATACAAAGTCAAATATAGCACAATGACCCATGCCTTTACCAACTCCGCACTTGGTCATTTCTTCGCCTTGCATATAGTATTCGCAGGCTTTGCACTTGCCCTCACCATCTTTGCGCGCCCCATAATTGGCAGTCAAAATGGCTTTCTTCTTGTTGCCCTTGTTTATATCGGCATCAACAGTAGATAGTGGGCAAGACTCAATATCGGACTCTAATAGACCGCCCTCGGACTTCTCAGCCATCTTAGGCTCTTTGCCTAGCAGACCGATCATTATTGACATACCTTTTTCTTTCATATCGCACCCAAAAAAAAGCCCTATTTCTAGGGCTATGAAGAAGAATCACTAAATTCTGGGTGCAATGACCCAAGCAAATTATAAAACATTTTTAGGCTTTCTACAATGAAAACAAACAAATCGTTCATTAATCCCATTGTTGTAGATCTCGAAAATCCCATTCTCGGTTGTCTTTCTCTCCTGACACCTTGAGCAGATCCGCATAGTCTTTAGATTTGGCTTTCTTGTCGAGTTGGTCTTGCAGTCGCTTTTTAGCATTGTGTAGGTCTGTCTCGAATCGTCTTGTAGATATTCTAAGGTGATGGGCTAGTTGATTCTGACTAGCATAGGGATGGCTCACATACCGAGCTTTTAGTATCTTTCTGAGTTCTAAGGGTAAACCCTTTATTGTTTCTTCTATTAACTCACCATCTTTGTTGTCAGGTTCGTAGTGTGGTTCTTCTGGTGCGTAAAGGTTGCCGAGTTCGGGAATGTAGTTCTTTTCAAAGGATCGACAAGTAGAGTCTGGCTGTGGAATAACTGATCCAGAGACATACCAAGCCCAGTTTCGTAAGCGGTCATCAAGTGTCATTCACATTCCTGTATTTAATGGACTGTATAATTGTAACTATTTTCTTAATGGTTTCAACTATATATGAAAAATCAGTACGGATATTACTTACCCGACCAAGAGTTTGCCGAGAAATGGAAACAGTTTCCTAGTCCAATGCTGATGGCAAACGAGATTAAGATGAGTCCTAGAAGTGTACAGAATAGAAGAAGGTCTGTAGAAGTTCGGTTAGGCATTAAGTTAGAAACTGAAATAAACCCTAGAGACGATTACAATAAAAAACAAAAAGAAGAACGCATTGCCAGGCTTAAAGCAAAAAACGAAAACAGAATAGAACAAGCACCAATCTCAGTTAGAAGGGGAACAGCACTTGATAAAGGTCGTATTATTGTTTTTAGCGATGCCCATTTTTATCCTGATGACACTACTACAGCTTATAAGGCTTTGCTTAAATTTATTGAGCATTTTAAGCCAACGATTATTGTTAATAATGGCGATTCCTTTGATGGTGGTTCTATTAGTCGGTTTCCTCGCATTGGTTGGGATAAGAAACCTTCTGTCCAAGAAGAACTCGAAGCCAACAAGCTCTACTTAGGCGAGATAGAAAAGATTAGACCAGCAGGATGTAGGCTTATTTGGTGTCTTGGTAATCACGATGCGCGATTTGAGACCATGCTTGCTGCACAGGCTAGTCAGTTCGAGGGTGTAGAAGGATTCCAACTAAAAGACCACTTCCCTTTATGGGAGGGGTGTTGGTCGTTTTGGGTTAATGACGATACTGTAATTAAACACAGGTTTAAGGGTGGCAGATACGCAGGCTATAACAACGCTGTAGCAGCCCAAACCAACATCATTACAGGTCATACCCATGTATTAGCTTGTCAGCCGATTACAGGCTATTCTAAGACGATTTGGGGGGTTCAGACAGGCACACTAGCAGAACCCAATAATATGCAGTTTGCAGACTATACAGAGGATTCGCCTAAAGATTGGCGGTCTGGCTTTGTTATGTTGTCTTGGGAACGAGGCAAGATGCTTATGCCGGAGATGATTCAAGTCTGTGGTGAAGATGAGGTAGAGTTCAGAGGCGAAATCTTGAAGGTATGAAACTGACCTCCACCATCCTAAAGAATATCTACAATATGCTTGTGGTGTGTGAGCCTTTTGATAAATGGAATATGCCTTTAGCAGCCCAGATTCGTTTTGTGGTTGATGCAGATCCCGATGTGATGGGAACTTACTTATATCAGGATGATGAGAAATGGGAACACATCATTACCATTTCTACTGCTAGGTGCGGATTCCTAGATACAGTTATTCGGACTATGGCACATGAAATGATACATATGAGTTTTCATCGTAGGAAGGGTAATAAGTGGGCGCAACATGGTAAGGAGTTCCGTTCTCGTTGTTTTCGTGTGGGAAAAGAACTGGGGCTAGATCCCCTAGAGTTATGACTTAACTACAACAAGTCCTCGTTCAAAAAGTTCACCAATGGTTGCGCGGTGCGCCTGTTCCCACATCTCAATCCTTGCGACTTTCGATAATGTGCTAGATGTATCGGCTTCCGCATGGCAGCGAAAACAGAGGCTTGCAATGCGAAAATCGGATGATTTAAGTCCACGACCTTTTCCATCTCGTAACTGGTTGGAATGTGCAGCCACGACAGTTCCATCTTCTATCCCACAATGTTGACATGGTAATAGTCTAGCAATTTCTAGGAGTTTTTTGTTTCTATACATTTTCTTAGGTATTCGTTTTCTTCTCTTGTTTTCTTTAGCAACTGAGATAAATGGTGTGCTGTCTTTAACATCTCGTTATACCTATTTAGGTATAAGTTGTAATTTGTAGAGTCCACTATTTTGTACCAATCTTTATAGAAATGTAAACAATAAGAAACACAATCAATGCCCAGATGTAGACAAAGTCGCTATCGAGCATGATTATCTACAGATCGATTGGTAGCCTCTAGACTGCGCCATATCTCGACTTTGAGTTGTGCTGCTGTCAGCATCCACTTAATCTTCTCCTCGCACTCTACAGCCTCTTTTAAGCCCTCTAGTAGCCCAATATACTCAGGATCAGCATAAGCATCTACCTCGGCTGCTGCAACAGACTTAGCCGATGATTTAGACATAAGGATACTGCGCTTAGACTTTAGGAAGTTTTCTAGGTAGATTCTGTTTGCCTTGGCTTTAGCAAAATCTCCTGAATACTTCATTATGTACTCTACTGCTTTTGTTGGATCTATATCCATGTTCCCCACTCCCCTTTATTACCTTTAGCCCATTGTTCTCCATATAGAACTAATAGGTCTTTATCTATCGTATGGTCTGATAAATACTTTCTCCACTTTGTCAGACCCCAAACTGCTCTCCATTTACAGAGTTGCCGTACTGCCGATCTTAGCCGAAAGTCTGGCTCTAAATTGGGCAAAGGTTTCTCCTGCATATGGGTTTAATCCTAGTTCTCTGCCCTTGGCTAAAGTAAGTTCATCGCTTGCATACCAAGGTAAAGGTGGTCTCTTGTTTTCTTTCTGCTCAATTACAAGCTCATCCTCAAACCTCTCCTGATTTATCCAAGTAGAGGCATGAGGGATAAACTCCCAATCAGTTCCCTTTGCTACCCAGTATTTTCGATGCTCTACTATTGCCTCTAGTGCCTTTTGTTGGTTGTCTAGACTTAGCTTTTCCCACGATCTTTTTGCTGTTAGCTTTCCGACCTTTTTTGGGTATTGCGACCAAAAGTTCTCGAATGTCATTTTCCCTTTTCCTTTCGTTTACTACTGTTTCCATTACTGCTGTAAAGCCTGCTTGCATTAAAAACTTATGACCAGCTTTATCCATCGTGAGTTCGCACTCTGCCGATCCATCTGGTAGTTCTTTAATTATATTAACTTGTATCTTCATCTATGAATACCTTTATGTTTTTATTAAAGTCTGCTTTCATAAGAACTGGCTTATTTAAGCAATCTAACATTTTATAGAGATTCTGCTTTACTTCTTCTAAATCCTCTCCCATTACACCAACACCTCTTGCTGTGTACAGATAAGGCTCATGGTTCTTATCGTAAAAGACTTCGCATACCTCGACCCAAGGATCTCCATCGTTCTCGTCTGAAAAGTCAACCACTCTATGATTCCAATGCATTATTTACTCGCCAATATGTAAAGACCAACATTACTAAACGCATATCCTGTATATACAACTGCCATAGGCACATTCCCTTTTACTGCTTGCTCAATCCCAATATAAAGGTATATCAAGCCTGTAACAATAATAAGCCAAGCACTCACTTTTTCTTTCTTAACTCTATGTGCTTTTGTAGAATATACCAAAACTTTGATTTAATAATCATTTTTTCCCCTTTGTGCATGAAACTTTAATAATCTTATACGAGTTCTACAAATAAGTCTTAAGTATTTTCCCTAATAAAGTGAAAGCACCCACAGGCATAAGGTAGGTCTAACTCTTGTATAAGACTGACACTTGGCTTTTCTCCGTTGTTAGGAATAAGGTAAAACTCTTGGCACTTGAACTCTGGGAACAGAGAGGCGATATAGACAGGGCTATAGATCCTATGGGCGTTAAATTCCACACAGGGGATACCTACCGGCACAACAAAGAATAAATGCTTTCCTGCGCTTTTCTTAAGGTTTTGGATAGCTTTTAGATCGCCTGTATTGTCTAGCTGATCTCCGTATCTACCAAGACCAATATGTTCTACAACATGGCAACAAGAAAGAGACTCTACAAAGTCTAGGTTTTCTACGCTAATGTCGATATGCCCTACTATTAAATTTGGTACTTGTAGGTTTGGTTTGCGATAGTCTAAAAACTTGGTGGGAATGGTGGCAGCCAGGGTAGTGCAAAGGTGTAGAGATGAGCTAATGTCGTAATGGATCTTAGGGTTTACTTCGTTTATCTTTCTAACTGCCCAGGCAACATGGTAAACATAGTGTTCATCAAACCCATGTCCGTTATCGTCTCCTAGACAGGGAAAGGCATTACAAGCAAAACGATCTTCTTTTTCTAAAAATTGTAGAGCTTGTTTTCTGTATGTTTGTTCATCCATAATGTTTCATATTTAATACATTAATTAACCTTTAAGTAATGTTTATATAACAATATACAACTTGTAGGTAAATATTTAGATACCTATACATCTTGCATATATTTTATATATATCAATCTTAACTTGTATAAAAAAGTAGCTTTTGTATATATTTTGACAATACTCCACTAAAGGGTGATAGGCATTTATTCTGCCACCCTGACCCATCTGTTAACAGACTAGTCCTTCCTAAGATAATGTTCTACTCAATTGCAGATTAGCTCACCCATTTATCTACAATTTTGTGCAGTACCCATTTAAGTCTGCGAGGCTTGCCATCGGGTAATGAGCCTATCTTTTCTTCCACGCTGCCGATCTAAGCACTATGTTTCGCCTGGAGTGCGAGCAGAAATAGAAAAACCCCATAAGGTAGCTCTAAGTTGAACCCACTTAACAAAAGAATCCACGACTTTTGCTAAATGCTCAAAGCTACCCTATAGGGTCTTGTGGATTACTACAAACAGGGTTCAATCTGCTAATGTAATTATAAATCAAAACTCAAATTCTTTAAAGTCGTACCTCCCATTAGGTTTTTTAAACCAGCCAATTACTATAATTCTCCACTTAGACCTAATAAGCTCAGGGAGATATTCGCTTTCTTGGATCTTCTTTATTCTAGATGACATATTGCTTTTAGATGTCATTTGTATGCCTAAAGACTCTCCGTTTCCAATAGCCACCATGTCGAGTATGCCAAACATATCTTTTTTTCGTTTTGTAAAAGAGTTGTAGGATTCGACCACTTCGCATTTATATCCCTGAGACTCGTATAAAGCCTTTGTACGCTGATTGTAGTTAGGCAAGGTCTTCTTCTGTTATCTTGCCAAACGAGGCTTCTATGATGGCTTCGTGGTGTTTCTTGGGGATGCTGTTCCGCATAGACCAGGCATAGACAGTTACATACTTCATACCAAGGTGATGCGCGATGTCCTTATATGTGCCAAAGACCTCTAATAATTTGTCAAAGTGTTGTTTTTTCGCAACAGTATTCATGTTATCTCCTTTTGTAGATCTTTGATTCTACACCCAAAATAGGTAAATGTAGATATTAGGGTATATCCCTAGTAATTATTCTACAAATCTCTACAAATATCTGTATAGTTCTACATATGCAGTATTTCTTTGAAAGGGAAAAAAAATGAAACAGATTGAAATTAAAAAATTAGATTTAGGATTCTTCAAGGCTTTTGTTGATGGCACAGAAACAGATTACGCAATTGTTATCACTAGCCATCCAAGCGGTACAAGAAACAAATCAACATACAAAGTAATGAAGGGTGCAGTAGAAATTAGCCCAAAACCTACTCGTATGTTTTGTATTCAAATGAATATTCACAAAGCAAAACAGTTTTTAATTAAAGAAATTAACAAATAACTAACTAGCCCCTACGGGGGCTTTTGGAGAAACTATGAAAGACTTTAAAGGCGAATGGAAAGATATATTTTGGGGTGCTGTGGCAGCTATCCTTATGCTTGCACCAGCGATGATTGTGTATGTTTGGAAAACAGGGGGTGTGTCGTGAAAGAGAACTTTATGCCTGACTTTGAGAGCAGACCAGCTTTTAGTGAGCAAGAGTATTTATGGGAGAACCACATGAAGAAAGGTGCTGACTGCGATGTGCTTGATGTAGATAACTTTGTAGAGTATCTTGGTAAAGCAGTAGAAAGTAAGAAGGGTGCTGAGAAGTGGGAGTTGTATCGCCAGTACGCAGAGAAAGGTGATTGGCATAACTTTGGTCGTGCAGTTTATTTTTTAGTCCACGATCATATTGAAGATGAGTTGTTATGAATAAAGAACTTTTTTTACATTTAACTTGTTTTATTAAAGAATCAAACCCAAGCAAAGAAGATTATTTGTTACAAAAAGAAATTCAAATTGCTAAACAAAAATATAGAGATTCAATAAAAGCAAAATATTTTTGTTGTTATAAAGCAGATTTATTTTTAGTGAAAGAAATTTTAAAGAAAAGGGGAATGTATGAGTAAATATTTAGAACTTAGGAATGTAGATGTATCTGACAAAATTGACAAGAAGAATGGACTAAGCTACCTTTCTTGGGCATGGGCGGTGGATACATTGCTACAACACGATCCACAAGCTACTTGGAGTTATGGTCAGCCTGTATTGTTTGGTGAGACTGTAATGGTGTTTTGCACAGTCAATGCGTTTGGTAAGTCGATGACCGCACAGTTGCCGGTCATGGACTATCGCAACAAGGCAGTACCTAATCCCGATGCGTTTGCAGTTAATACTGCGATGCAAAGATGCCTGGCTAAAGCAATTGCTCTACATGGTCTTGGTTTATCTCTTTATGTCGGTGAGGATTTGTGGGATGATATAGAGGTAGATTCTACAAAGTTTGTAGAAAAGATATTAGGTTCTCAGGACATCCCAGAGCTAAAGGTGAACTTTGCCCAAGCGTTTAAGGAAGTGTCTAAGGACAAAGAGGCGATGAAGAAGGTAAACGATGCCAAAGAAAAGCGGAAGGCAGAACTGAGTGAGACTAGCTGATGAGCAGCCAGACAATGTGTGCTTCGAGTGCGGTAAGGCTTGGGGTACACATCCACTCAAAAGTTCTGAAAACCATAGATCATGGATAGACCTTTGCGATGTATGTTTAAAACTCACAGCCGTAGCAGATGCCTCGGAATATGGATATATGAAGGAAGGATGGGATGGAGAAAAAGTGGTGTAGTTCTTGTCAAGCTGATAGACCAAAAGCTGGTTTTAAGTTGGTAGCAGCAGGTAGTCGGGTTCGCCCAGTTATGAGATGGAAGTGCGAACATTGTTTAAAACGAGAGTCGGAGAGACGATATGGTAAATAAATTTTTTGAAGATGCTAGGAATGTAGCCAAGGCGATAGATGAGGGTACTTATATCTACACACCTAGTAGCACAGATATTACGATTCGGTGGCGCAAGATTTATGGTTATGTACCGGCAAGTGAGCAAAAGAAGTACCAAAAGAAATGGTCTGAGTTTCGCGCATTGACAGCGAGGACTCTAGAGAATGTAGAGATACCAGAGATACCAGGAGTTGTGCAATGGAAAAAGTGGCAAAAATCCTAGTAGGGATAGGTGTTTACATTTTGTTACCTTTTGCGATAATAAAGGTGTCTTGGGAATTGGCAACTTCTTGGATTGAGGAATTAATAAAATGAGAAACAAGCATTGTATGGAGGCTTTCTATAGAACCCTAAAGGAGATAGATATTCCTTCTGGGCAGTCTGTTATCTGTGAGCATTTCTTTGCTTCGGGTTGGGATGCTGCCATTGATGCCTTGTCTCTCGCATACCAAAGGCAGTTTGAAAATGATGGAGTCGATACACAGCTTATTCGCAGAGACCCCCAAGAACCTCCAGCCGATGACGATAAAGAATGATTGGTATCCTGTATGCTTTCATTCCAAATCAGATTATAAAAAATGGCAGTATTACAGGAGGGGATCAGGAGAAAGAGTTACAGTCTGTGATGACTGTAGTGATGAGTACCAAAAGAAAATGAAAGGGGAGAATCGGTGTTTTATAGCAGAGGCTATGAGCCGATCAAAATATGTCTGAACCAGTATCTCAAGCAGTAATGACAATAACCGAGGTATCTCCATATCATTTTTCTATTGAGATTGAGGGGTCAGATTTATCTTTAGAAGTTTCAGAAATTATGGTAAAGTTTCTGAATGACTGCTTACAGCAGATTCATGCGGA